CCATATCCGTAGGGTCTTTGACAAAGCACACGATGTCATACTCGACTGTTTCGAAATTATCTTCTGACTTCTCAGCGATCATAAGGTGCATTTCAAATCTAGGCATTACTTTGTCTTCGTGGCTAACTCGCCACCACAGGACATATAACCACAAGCATCCAGATAATTGTCTAAAAATTTTGGATTTGATTTGAGTCTAGCCAACTTTAAAAGCGTCATCATGACCGCTACATCAGTAGGATCAATGTGAGTTTCTAAGTGCAATCCCCAATACTCAGCGATTAGGCCAAAGTTGTTTTCCATGTCACCATGTTCTGCATCGCGGTCTTTAGTTACATACTCTTTAGCTTTATCTAGTATTTCGGCTCTATTCATGTTTCTGCCCCTTTTATTTTCTTCAAGCTTTCTGCAATCAACGTATCAATGTTTTCTCGATTCCAGTAATAATTTAAACAACACGCGGCTTTGTACTTTGTCCAAGAGAAATCCATTATGCTAATACTAACACCATTTCTTTCCAAGTGTTCTTTCTGTTTAGGAGATGCAGGCTGATTTAACCAACGCTTTGTTTTGTTAGCGGCGTTACCATCTTCGATCTCACGTAAGAAATCATCGCCTGCGGCCATTGCCTGTACCTTCTCACCAATAGAAACCACTCTAGGACGTCCATTTTGAGCCTTTACAATTGCTATCCAATAGTTTCCTATGTTGCCCACCAAAGTAAAGCCACTAAAACCCATAGCCATCATTGCAGTGCCATTGCCAAACGGATCAATCCACATGAACGGAGACATCTTCATAAGATCGTACTCAGTCATTTCAAAGTTGTCTAAAGCATCTTTGACCTTACGCTCGAACTCATGTTCGCAGAATGGGCATATGCGTGTATTTGCTGATACTTCGCTTTCGCAGTCAGGACATACTTTAGTCGGAGCTTCTCCGCCTACAGACTTATCTGCGCCATCTAGGTTAGCTGACTCATCCAGACCACCATGAGTGATGATTGACGTACCGAAGTCCATGACAACGCAGTCGGTCTTAATGATGCTTGGATATATCTCAGGATCAAGGATGCGCAGACCACGCCCAATCATCTGCACCATTGTTCCCTTTTGAGAACAAGGGCGAGTCAGGATGATACAAGACACAGGCGGAGCGTCAAAGCCTTCTGTCAGAACTGCCACGTTGACGATAACTTGCGTATCACCAAACTCCAAATCATGTAGCATCTCAGCGCGTTCATCTTTGTCAGTCTCGCCAGTTACATAGTTAGACTTGATCCCTGCCATAACGAATGCGTCACAAACGTGTTCGGCGTGCGCTACAGTAGAACAGAACACAACAGTCTTGCGTCCACCAGCCTTGTCTTGCCACTCAGTGACAATACGATTGTTAATGACTTGGCGATCCATGATGGCCGCCACTTCTTCCATATCGTATTCTTTGCCGCGCTTTGTGACCTTATCAAGCTGGTCACCCACTCCCAGATCAATGACGTAGCTCTTAGGACGTACTAAGAAGCCTTCGCGGATCAGCGTAGCCAATTCGATCTGATGTGCGCAGTTGTTGAATACAGAGCGCAGACCTTTGCCATCACCGCGATTAGGAGTTGCGGTAAAGCCTACGATCTCAGCTTCGTCGTTGTCTTCTCTGACTGCCTCAATAACCTTTGTGTAAGTAGGGGCCGCTGCATGGTGGCCCTCGTCAATTACAACCATGTCAAACAACGGACGATCCCGTAGGTTTCTATCTCGTGACATTGTTTGGATCATTGAGAACACAGCATCGCCATCCCAGTGCTTGACTGTTCCGTTTACGATGCTTGTTGTGATGTAAGGATTAACCTTCTCAAACTTCTCTTTGTTCTGTTTGACTAGCTCGTCACGATGCTGAATGACAAGAATACGCTTGCCTTTCTTGTGACGTTCTCCAACCAGAGCAGAGAGCATGATCGTTTTGCCAGCACCCGTAGGAGCGACAACTAGGGTATTACCGTGTTTGTCTAAGGCTTTACAGGCGTCAGAAACGGCTACCTTTTGGTAAGGACGTAATATCATAATAAACCTATTTGCTAGAATAGTTGGGGGGTTAGCGGCCACGGCCCCCCTATCCGTGTTCTAGCAGGCGCGGAATGGCCCTGCCGCTAGATTATTGTTGCGCCCAAGAAGGTACTGCACCAGATGGCTGTGGAGCCGTTTGCTGTTGTCCTTGTTGCATTCCCGCCGCAGGAGTTGTCTGCGTAGGAATACTGCCTTGGGGCAAGAATTCGCTATTATTTGGCGTAAGAGCAGCCATCAATTGGTTATTGTCTTTATAACCGTTCGTACCCTTCTTAACACCTACTTTCACACAAAGCTCCATGCCGTTCAAGTCCATCATTCCACTGATGTTACGATTTTGTTGAGCTTGTGGTGACACATCGGCAGGATCAATGTTGCGTGCGCTCTCAACGATTGACTTCAAAGTGCGAAGACCAATCTCTTTAGCTTGCGGCATACCACTTGGCCCAATCTTGTCACCATCGACAAAGACACTGTGCCAGAACTTGCGGCGATCAAATTCACCGCCAACAATGGTAAACTCTAGGTTCATCCACTTAGCGGATGTGCTCATTGACTTCTTAAACCATTGGCCTTGACCAAACTCAGGAATTTCAATGTCTCCTTGCTGAACAAGCAACACAGCGCGTACTACTGTATTGACTGGAATAAGAGAGAACTCTTGGCTTTGCGGGTTTGCGTCTTCAGGCACATTATTAAAATTAAGCATTATGCTTCTCCTTCGCTAGAAGTTTGAGTTGTAGGATCGACAAAGATCAATTCCTTGTCGGTTTTATTAGAGCCAACCGTCATCTTTTCAATTAACTTTCCAAGATGAGGCTCCTCTAAGACATCAAGTCTGCCAGAACGGTCTTTGGCTGGATAGCCCCATTCGTTCAGAGGTTGACACACAAAGGCACGATACTGACCGTGATCCCCTGTTAATACTGCCATCGTAATCACTTCGTCAACAATTCCGGGCAATTCACGCCCCGTCTTGCTACCTTCGATTTGCAGGCTGTATTGCTTTCGTCCGTACTCGTCAGTGATCTCGTCAAGAATACCTACGAAGATCACGTTCTTAGAACGGATATGTTGAATGTGTGTTAGCCACGACATCATCTCACGGCCATGAAGACCATAAGCTGCACGAGTGTCTAACTTACCAGAACGATCAGAGCGTACTTCTGGCTGTTGTAAGCACCACTGGAAGCACAAACGCCCTGCTACGGTAATCGAGTCCACAAACAGAGTATCGTACTTCTGCCATACCTCTGAGCCATCGCCATACATCTGCGCTACATAATTGTAATGTGATTCGCTGTATGGCTGATCTTCAGCCAAGGATGGATTTGCTCCGCCTAAGAAGCAAGCGAGGTCACGGCAATCTGCCCATGTACGAGGACGAACGACATCAATAGGGTGACCTTCGATAGCCGCGTCACCAGCTTCTAAATCCATAAACAAAGTTGTCGCTGGGTTTAGAGTGCGAGCCAGTGTGGTTTTACCCACACCGCTTGCGCCACAGACTACAATCTTGTGGCCTTTCTTTTCAGCCATACGCTGATCTGCTGAGATGATTTGTAATGCCATCTTATGTATCCAATTCTACTTTGAAGCTACCAACTTCTGTGGTGCGGCAATCTTCTAATATCCGCTTTATTGTAGGAGGTGCGGCTGTGAACTTACGTTCCTCAACGGCAAAGGTAAGCTTGCCATAATGCCTTGCGTCCTCATCAGATAGTTTAGACAAAGCCTCACGAAGAAGCTCTTGGTCCCATGTTACTTTCTTGGAGACAACTGCTTTGATTATGTCGTTTCCATGAGAGATATTTACGGTGCCAAAGTCTTCACCATTATAACCAAGTAACTCCTTGGCTTTTGGTAGATATGTAGATGACAGCTTCTCTTCTACTTCTTTTAACTGATCTTTAAGATCAGCCATAGATTCTTTTAGAACTTTTCTAACTTCAAATAAATCACGACTTTCCATGTCGATTCCTTTCCGCTTGTTACTAGAGTCCCAACTATAACCATATGGTGTGGGTAAGTGTCAAGCGG